GACCACCGGCTTTACCACGATGGACCTCGGCTGTGATGGCAGCAGACAGTTGACCAGTGTCTTTGGCTTCTTCTCTCAAGTCATATAGTGCTGCAAGATGAGAATCCATGCTCACCTGAGCCCTGTCTTGCAACTTAATCGATTGGTCTATAAGGTGGTTTCGGACTACTGGGTTATGATTTAGTAACACGCTCCCTTGTCTTTTGGCTGCATTACGGTTTTTAGTATAACCTGCTTTTATAGCTGCTTGGGTAGCACTTTCACCTTTTAAATACTCTCTAACAAATAGTTTTTGTTTGTTGTTTAACGGTTGCCAAATCTTACCATCGGTATCTACTAAAGCTTTACCATCATCAGTAGGTTCTAATCTTGTATATTCTAAATCTCTCATTGGTTATTACCCTTGTTGCTACAGTATATATTTCTAATATAAAAATAAAATAATAAAAAGAAAAAACTTTTCCTTCCTGTTTTATATAGTATGCCACACTTGTTGGCTCACAACTGTAAAAAAGTAATAGGTTCGTTAAAAAGTAATAGATTTAAGAAAAAGTAATAGACCAAAAAAGACTATATTTTAGAGACATACAGCGTTGATCTATTACTTTATTGAAGATATTAGTAGTTTTAAGAATTTTTTTATAAAAATAAAATATTTTAGAAATAACTATATAACACTAATAATTTAATAGAATAGGATAGACATAAAAAACCCCCGACCAACGCACCGCTGACCGAGGGCAAAGATTAAATATTAATAACTAAAGTTTAATAAATCGGCAATATCAACTCTTTCGGTTAAGTATCGCATCGCTGATTCTAGATGATCTCCTTCAAGATTATCGTATACAAAATGCCTAATATTAGCAATCGTGTCTTGATCATGAATTGAAATAATAATATGTATAACTTTATCATCATTAGCTAAAAACTTATCGTAAGCTTCTTTCCAATGATGATCTTCATACTTTTCTTTCAAAAACTGCACTAACATTTTCTGTAACTTTCCAATCTCAAAGTTTTTAAACTGTTTCGAAGTTAAAGTTAACATTCCACTACCTATAGTTTCACCCTCTTGCCAGTCGGTGTAGATATATTCATGTTCATCTACTGGTCTCGACACAGCAGTTCTATCCCAACTTTCACTATTAAATACTGAATCTAAATCAAAATAATATTTAGGCTCTACTACTATATTATGGTTAATATAACTATTAGTCGCTCTATACCAATCATCTTTGATTTCTATTTTACTTCCAGCTAACCAAATGTTATGTTTGGTCATCTGTATAAATTCAGGATCACCCGCTGCTTTCAACAGTTTGTTAATCCTAGTAACATTTTCTTTTATTAGTTTTTCTAACATTTTACGCCACCTCCTGTGATGTTTGTAATCTTTTTTCCGCAAAGCCTAGCTTGTAGCCTTTGTAATAATCGTTAACATACTTTCCATAGTAGTTAGCTGTTTTTCGTGTTGTAGACGCATCGCAAGGTAATCCTGCTTTAGCGTCGTTGATGCCTTTGTTCTGAGCGGCAATTTGCTCTTTAGTAAATATTTTCATACTATCCTCCTTTGTTATATATGGGATAACTTATGTCATCCCATATTGTTTTAATATTAATAACCTTTCGGCAGTCTATTGTTGCCAATCTTCCCATGTAGGTAATCTAAGGGTTAAACCTAAATCACCACCTTCCTCTGGCATTCTAATGGTAATATAATTATATCCACCTGTCTTATTAACGTGGAAAACAAAATGCTCATTGTTTTCATCATATCTACCTACTTCTTTACCTAAATCTATCTCAGGGAAATCACTAGCGTCGGCTCCTACAAAGTATTCGCCTCCCTGCTCAAGTTCTTTCCACTTACTTTTATTATCGTCCATAATATCCTCCTTGGATTAAAATCGTAAAAATTAATTTTTTTACTTTATATATTATAAAAAACATTAAAAAAGAAAAAAGGCATTTACCAGCTTACAATAGCTAAGTAAGAACTAATAATTAAGGCAACTATCCCTAATAGAAAAAACATTAATAAATTTTCTGGTTCTAACATTAATACCAACACTCCATAACGCAACCTCTTTCACTTCCGCAACGTAATAATAATTCTAAATCTTGGATTTCTTGGTAAGAATACTCATACGGGGAACTATGTTTAGTTTGGTAAATTATTGTATTTGGTTCTAAAGTGCGTTCTTCTTCTTTAGCATCAGATTCAACTGCATGAATTAAATCAGCTAATGCTTTAGCTTGTTTATGTAATTGGTCAGCTTGGATATATTCACCTTCGTCCGGATACCATACACAATCTTCTTCTAATAATTCACTAACTAAAGGGTCATAAGCTTTACCTCGAAACGATCCGTCAGCCCCGTGACCACTCAGCATACCACCGCATAAATTAATATCTTTTATACGTGGGTCATCTTCATAAGTAAAAGCTTTCTCACGGTCATTACCGTGGACAATATAACAATCTAATCCCATGGTATAAACTCCATATAAGGTTCTTCAACATGATCTTCAGGCATCCACTCGATAGTTTCTATATAACTATCCCAAGTATCTTCGTTAAATGAAAAACTAGTAGTCTCACCTTCTTCACCATAACCTACGACTATGGCACGACCTGCTAATGGCTGATGATACTCTGATAATTTAAAATATCGATTATTGTTTTTTAATAAAAACTCATCATCAACTATTACCATTGTATCATCGGTTAAGGTAACAATATCAATAGGTCCATTAAGCTTCATAAAAAACTTTGCATCTTTTAAAGTTTCGTTATCACTTAGCCCTACTCTAGTAACACTTTGCTCGAACGGGTTTATAAGTAATCCGTGTATCATTTTTCCTCCTTTAATAATCGGTCTTCTTCGACCTGATAATTAACATCATCTGGATAATTATCGTGGTTAATTTTAGGCTTATCCTCTGGCTCCATAAACATCATGCCAACGTTAGCCCTCTTAAATATTTCACCATCATGTATAACGGTAATATTTTCTTCTTTATTTGCAGACTCTAAACAATCTGCACAAAAAACATGCCAAGCACAATCATCCCTACCTTCCATAGTTATCTTTATTAGCCATGTATCTAAAGGTAATGAACGGTGTCTTTTAACTCCGCTCACTTGACTACTACCTTCTTTTTGACATCCTTCACAATAATCAGAACGTCTAACATCAGTAGTAAAAGTTAATCTTGGTTCATTCATAATATCCTCCTAATAAGATTTTTTAACTATATAAATAATAAAAAACAGCCTAACGAAAATAAAGCCATTTACCAGTTAATCTTTTTTAAACAATCCGTCTTCTAAAACACCTTTACGATTTTTAATTTCTCCATAAGCGGTATCTAAACATTCACGAATACTTAAATCATTTTGTTTTGCTAATACTATTAAACAAACTAAACAATCACCTATACCGTCAGCTAAAGACCATTTATCTTTATACGCAACTGCTTTTGCTGTTTCTCCGACTTCTTCTACAAGTTTTAACATTTGTTTTTCTGGTTGGACATCAGCAGTAAAAAGCCCTCGGACTCTCGCCCAATCTTCTACTTCTCTAATTAAAAATTCTATTGGTTCATCTATCATTTTTTTCCTCTAAATTAACAATATTTTTTTCTAACAGTTCTACTCTTGTTTCTCCATTGCTATTGATTTTGTAAAAAGTATATTCCTCATACTCTTTACTTAAAGATAATTCTTCATCAATAGTTCCTTCTGATTTTAATTGCAAAAGATCATTCTCATCTTTGGCATTAATTAATCTAGTAGATGTAATCGTTCTCACAACTGCATAATTGTATTTTGGTTTATTCATCTTCGTATATCTCCTCATAACACGCACCGCATAACATTTTGTCATGTGGCACTTGGTCTAAATTTTTGTAACCATGATCTGCATGATTATTTTTATCAATAATATAATCAGCTTTATAGCCACACTCGTTGCAACAACCTCTATTCATATTTATTCTCCTTTCTTATTAATAAACTGTAAGGCGGGTTTTGTGCAGTTGGCTACTCAGTGACTGCTTGTTGTATACTACCAATCAAAACCCATGTTCAAGGCGACGGTTCAATGTGCATTCGGGGAGCTACCCCTGTAGACTATTCGATTACGCACTCTAGTCTGGGACATTTCTGGTGCAACCGTCTATTCCATATGGAACTGTAAAAAGTGTGGCGTTGTATATGGATTGTTCCTTTAAGCCTCATCCAAGTATTAAGGCACCACAAGATCGTTTTTGAGCACAAGTGATCTAATCTTGTTAAACAGGAGAACGGAGTCCCCTTGCTCTGAGTATGAAAATTACGCATATGAATTTGATACGGTCAAACGTAATTTTCTTTTACAATCTAAGCTAATACTCATAGCTTTACAGGAGGTGTGACCGCTCAAAGATTACCTCGCAACTCTAGTAACAGCATAGCTTTCTATATATCCATGTCCGTCTCTAGTTTCATGAATAACATAAGTATAACTTTCATCACTATATACAAAAACATTTGTTCTTCCTTTATTCAAGGATGAAACTTTTTTTACATCTTCTCGTAACATTGTATAGTCCCAATCCTCTTTAAAGTCTGCTAATTCAATAGGTATATCAAACGGATCAAAATCACTTGTTACTACCCATACTTCAGGTGAATATTTCTCATGATAATCACATGTCTTGACCCATTTACCTTCGCTTTTGTGCGGTTTTAAATAATCTGTTTTTTCCATAATTACCTCCCAATAGTTTTTAAATCATTTTTAGTTATATATTGATATGCACCTTTATTATAAGCAGGTGCAATCTGTCGCCTACGCTGTAAGCTAATCTCATTAGCTAACGCTTCACCACACTCTAAACAAGTATGTTTTCCTAAAGCCCATCGACCTTTATCTACTGGCTCGGAACATAATTTACAATCGTATTTAGTCATAAAACCTCCTTTATTTATTACTAAATAAATATAAAAACCATTTAAAAGAAAGTAAAGCGATTTACGTAAAGCGATTTTTAGCATTATGTTTAGCTCGTTTAAAAGGTCCAACCTTGCGTCCATCATGTATTTTTAAAACTGATTTAATTGCTCCAATCATATGGTTCCAACGGTGTATATTAGAAACTTCATAATTTTCTGCTTCTTGTAATATCATTGGATCTACACTATATTCTTCATAAAATGTAACATACCTTGGTTGATCATCTTTATCATCATCGGGTTTTTCGTGTTGGTGTATTCCAGAAAATGTGCTTTGAATAGTTTTACCTTCTTCATGACATTTTTGACAAATACTTTTAGAACGGGTTACGTGTTTATGATTGCTATTAACATAAAAATCTATCTCCGCATAACAAAGTTCGCAATAATATACCCCGTCTATTTCCATTATGTTCTTTGTCTAAATAAATATATAAGATTCCTTAATGCTTCCCTAGATAAATGTTCTAAGTGTTTAGGTATCTTAATCCCCCTTACTATCATTCCCACCCCTCCATTGTAAAAGTTGGTAAGTTATTAAAATCTTCATAACTCATATCGATAGTAAACCTTTCTAAACTATGTGGTTCTTGACCAAAAACAAAAGTTGCTCTAACTTCTATATCGTTATGTTCCATAGTCCACGTTACTGGAAATTTAACTTCTTCTGGGTCATAACCTTGGCTAATAACAGCTTTTTCTAGTTTATCTATTTCGATAGATCTATTTTTCTCACCTTCGATAGCTCTATTATTCACTGCTCTAATCATATCAAGAGTAGCGTATTTAAAGTCTTTTTTATATCGTTGGTAATCTATTTCAGGTATTTCACTCATGTAGAACTCCCCGAATCAAAATGAAGATGGTCTTGAATTTTTCTTCTTAATCCACTCCAGTCATCTAATGGTCTTAAAACATCATGTCCTAAATCAATATCTAATTCAAGGCACAAAAATCTTTCAAGATTTTGAACAGCTTTTTCTATTAAGTCTATATTAGGTTTATTCATCTTTAATACCCCCATAAGCTTTAGCTGTATCAATAACCATTGCAGTAATAGCTTCTTGCATAGGTGTATTTTTATCTACTAATAATTTTTTATCACGTAAATAAACACCTTTAGCATCGATATATACAGTAGGTTCTAAAGCAGTAGACTCATCTATTTTTCTATACTTTTTACCATCTATATATAAAGTTTGCACTCGATTAATCTGTTCTAATAACTTTAATATTAAATCTAGATTTTCTTTATGTGCAGGTAAAATATAAGAACCTACCATATCTAATCGCACAGTAGCTCCTCTATTTTCTATTTCGAAATCTGATAACTTAGTAGGTCTGTAATCCTCATCAGGACCATCTTCTTCTTGGTTATCAAAGTTAGACGGATCGTAATCGTCCGGGAATGTTACCATAATAATTCTCCTTTCTAATAATTAACATACTTATAATATAAATAACAATTTAAACAAAGTAAAGCGATTTAAGACTTAACTAATTTTAAATGATTACGTCTTTGTTCTCTATCTCTAGTTTCGATATATTTATTATAAATTTTATTTGGTTGTATTCTTATGTCTTCTATAACATGTAAAGAACATATTTCATAAAGTTTTGTTTCAAACCATTGTTTAGTATTTAAATAATCTACGTCTGTAATTAATCCGTGTCTTTTAAATAATTCTTCTGGCTTTACAGGATCTTCCCAAGAATCTAACTTAGTTAAAATATGTTGTCTAATTAACCATGAATGTATTCCTAAATCATCTAACTCTGGAATATTAAACCAATGACTACAGATGATTATTTGTTGGGTAATTGGATCAAGATCACTAGGTTGTAAACCTTCTTCCTGTTCTTCGTATTCAACATAAGAAAATAATTTTTCCCAATCTTTTATGTGGGTTAAATCGTAGCTTACTAATAATCTATTATCTTTCAATATACCTTTGGGTGAATGAAACATTATATCCATGATACTTCACTCACCCAAAAGATTAAATTGTTAACTAACAATTTCTAAGATACCTTCGTCAAGAAATCTTTTCTTATAAAATCTAAAGATTCTTAAAGGATCTTGGTTAGTAGTTAAAATACCTTCTTTATAAGCAAAGGTCATTAACTCCGTAACTTCTGCTTGTTTACCTTTAAATGTATCAAGTGCTTCTAATATAGAATGCATTTGAGCAGGTAACTTCGCAGTAGCGTCTGGAAGTTGTTTTACTTTAACTACAGAAGACGCAATATTAGATCGTGTCTTCTTTACAGGGGCAGGTATTGATATTTTACCTTTCGCCTTTGGGGTTTTTGCAACGACTTTTAGCGTTGACTTTTTTTCAGTTTTTGGCATATTATTCTCCTTTCTTATTTAACAAAAACATTTTTATACTGCTTTACATTTTTTACAAAGTAAAGCCATTTATGAGTGCGGATTATTCCACCCGCCAAACTCTAACACCGTTAATAGTTGCATTATCTACACCTTTTTCTAAAACTTGGTGAACTGCAAATTTTAATGAAGCCCCACCTTCGGTAGTCTTTTTATATCTATTAACCGCATTACGTAAACGATGTCTTAATCTAGTTAAAGCTTTATTAAGATCATCTTCTTCTGCTGTAGCAACCACAGGTATCATAAAAGATTGTCCTTTTTGCATGTCGCTAAAAGGATAGTTATAAGAGGATACTCTTGCTCTACTAGGTATAGGTATACCACTTTCTATTTTAATTTCTTCCGTCATTTTATCTCCTAATGTTTAATAATTTTCTTTACTACACCTTCTGATTCTAGATAAGGTAACCAAAAAGCTAGTATATGAGTAGGGGTAACTTCTTCTACAGAGGTATCTATATCTTGACCAGCATTGATCATAAGTATAGCTAACTCAGTGTATAAGTCTTTTAAACCTTGTTCATACAAAGCCACCCATAGAGCGGTAGCAAAACTACCGCTCATGCTAAAGGAATCACTTCCGCTACTAGGCAACATTCGCATACTCTAATGCTAAGTTTAATGCTTTAGACTTTCTATTAGCCCCCGCACCAAACCATGCACTATGTAAAGTATTACCTGCTTCATGCTCATACTTCATGTGGTCTTCCACAAAAGTTACAGCATTTAAAGCTCCCCACCAAGTTCCTGCAGCAGACTTCATGTTTGCTCCGGGCTGTGTATCGACAGCTTCTATAACAGAAGTCGCTGTTTTATTTAGCTGTTCAATAATTAAAGGTTCTTCACCTACAGCTTTACCTGCAGCTTTGGCAGTTCTAAAGGCTAGTAATTCATCATATACAGTTGGTTGATACACTCTGGTAACAAACTCTTGTAATAATGATTTATTAGCTTTTTTCTTAGCCAAGAACTCAGCTTGTTCTTTAAAACCTTTTAAAGTAGCAACAGTTAAACCTAATGCTTCTTCAGCTTCTTGCATAACATCAAGATTAAAGTCTCTAACGTGTGGCATTCTAAAAGCATTACCACCTCCTTGTAAGGCAAGAGTTAAAGTATTATTACAAACCACTCTGATAGGTGTGCATCGTATTGATAACGACTTACCCACTTTATGAGGTTGGTTAATTAATAAATAACCTTTTATCTCATCCCCTCCGGGAAGTTCAAAATCATATTTGACTTTTGCTAAGCCCCATATTTCTGAACCATTTTTTAAAGAACCTGCGGTTTCCATTGTCATATTACCTGCTTTAGTAAACCTTTCGAAAAACTCGAAGATTTTTTCATTCTGCACTGGTATATAACTAGTTCCACAGTGTGATAATATTTCATTATCAGTATCTCTGACAACGAAATAAGTGCTAGGGGTTTGGATAACTTCAACATCATCTGACCAGTCAGGTTCTGATAAAGTATATCCCGGACGTTTTGAGACCGTCCAGTCTAATCCTGCAGCCTTCATCATTTCATAAGGCGACAAGTTTGCATCGACAGCTACTCCGAGTCCATGCCAAGGCACTTCTCCGGCATAAGCCATCGTTTCTACTTCATGTGACATAATATTCTCCTTTCTTTATGTCGTTTACGTCAGTTAAGCCCTTAACTAACTACGGATACTTTAAAAAACAATTATATGACAGTAAAGCGATTTACGATTTAAATTTTAACTTTTTTATGGTTAATTTCAAAAGACACTTTTGGCTGTATTGAAGGTCTAGTTTGTGTATGCAATCTCCAATAAGCAATAGCTTTTGCCTCTGCAATATTTTTTGCCTCTATATTGTAATTAGCAGACTTTATTTCTTTGATGTTGATTTGATATTTTTTCATCTTAAATTTAAGAGTGTCGGTGGTAGATTAGCTCCATCATAATACATTAATAATGTCTATGTTTCTTTCATATGAAAAAACAATTACAAAGACAGGAAAATTAAACTAATAAAACCTCTCTTAAACCACTAAAGCGTCACACACATCTACCTCGATTACGCCATCCGACACAAACACAGCTTTGGAGTAGTGGGCTAAGTATATTAAAAATAATTTTTTTATCAAAGTAAAGCGATTTACGATTTAAGTTAATATATTTTTTAATAATAAATTCCAATCTTCTTCTTTATATGTAGGTTCTATTTCTAATATACATTGGATTGATGATAGCCCTTGTTCTTGTAAACCTTTAAATTGCAAACCATGATATAAACGTATCCATTTATTTTTATTATGTTGGATTAATGCAAAAACTTTACCTCCTGCTGTAATACGTTTTTGAGCCCAATTACATTGGAAGTTAGAAAATTTTATTTTATTGCCTCTAGCTATTTTTAATTCTAACCAAAATTCTTTTGCTTGGATACAACCATTAACATCTGGTGTTCCTTGTGTCATTGGAGACTCTATCCTTTGCCAATGCACTTGTGAAATGTTCTTCCTAAGTGATTGATATAAGGTTGTTTCTTTAGGCATAAGTAGAAAACTTTTTATTATTGGCTGATACTTTTACTTTCTTTTCTGCAATCAGCCAAGTTTTAAAATCTTCATAACTTAATGTTTGTTTTTTAAGTCTTGCTTCTTTTCTACCTTTATAATAATCACCGTCACCAATTTGCATATATCTTAATATTTGGTAAACTCTCTGTTTACTTAAATTAAACTCATAAGCTATGTCTTCATAAGTTTTACCCATAGCTCTCATATTCCATATAATTGGATATTGTTCTCTTTCTAGGTCATCA